CCAATACACAGCGGCCTACTACAACCGGGCAATCAGAATCGCGAGCGACCTCGCCAATAACTTTGGCGCGGCCTTCCGGTACATCGGAAGCGCCATCCGCAGCATCCTTGGAGAAGAGCTGACCAACAAGCTTCTTGGCGGGTTAAATAAAACCGCCGGCGCCTTTGGCGGATTTGCCGAAATGGCAGTTGCGCCGCTCCGCGCAGTCGCCTCGGTAGGCTCTTGGGCAGCCGGAAACTTTGCTGAGACCTGGAGTGGCGCCATGACGATGAGCCAGGGCTTCACGTCGGGCTTGTTCACGGCGGTAGCCTCTCAGACGCGGGACTTCTCAAAGACCTTGACGGCAAACATGCTTGGGCTTGGGAAGGCATCGGCAACGGCGGCGGGCTCCGCGACTAAGGCAGCAAGTGCAACCAAGGCGCATGCGGCTGAAATGAAAAAGGCTGAGATTGAGGCTCGTAAGCTCGAAGCAGCAACGGCGCGCAGCCTGAAAATATGGCAACAGCAAGAAAGCGCAACTTACGCTTTGGGCGAGCGTCTTGCGGCCGTAGAGGTTGAGTCCAGCAAGGTCGGACGGTCGTTCGATTTGGCCGGCGCTCGCGCTGCCGCTTATAAAGACAGCCTAGCAGCGATGGAGGGCGCCTTTGGCAAGTTTTCAAGCCAGGCCATAACCGTCAGGGATGAAATGGAAAAGTGGGCCGCGGCATCTGAGAATGGCGGCAAGGTGACGGCCCAGGCGTTCGGCATCATCGACGCTGGCATTGTGTCGCTTGAGCATGCCGCGCTGAAGACCCAGATGCTTGGTGAGTCGTTCGACTCCATTAGCCCCGGCCTCAAGCAGGCCGAGGAGGATATGGCTCGCCTTATTGACCTCGGCTTGAAGCCTGGAAACAAGGCATTCGACGAGGCAGCTACAAAGCTCAAGGTCTACCAGGACGCACAGCGGCAAGCGTCCATTTCCGGCGCTGGCCTCACCAAGACGCTGACCGAGTTGATGGACGTGGCTAAGACGGCCTGGGGCACCTTCAACGACCTTCTAGGCGCGGTCGGTATCGAGTTGCCCAAGGGAGTGACGGCGGCGGCCTCTGCCATGTTCCAGTTCGGTGGTTCGCTGTTGAACATCGTCGCGCAGCTGCCGGCGCTCATTAGTGGAATGACGACGCTGACGGCCATCATAGTGGCTAACCCAATCGGTGCTGCCATTGCCGGCGTGGCTTTGCTGGCTGCCGGTGCTATCGCCTATTTTAAGGGCGTTCGAGACGAGGCAGATAAGACGCAAGCCGAGATTGACGCTATGAACGCCAAGATGTCCGAGCAAGAGCTAGCGTTTGCCTCGCAGTGGGATACGTGGTCGCTTCAGGTGCAGGCCGACGTCGAGCGCGCCAAATCAGCGTTCGATTCCATATCTGGAGCAGCTGCGAAGGCCGTAAAGGATGCCTCCATTTCATTCCTGGCCGGTACGCAGGACTGGGCCGATAACCTGCGCGAGCAGATTAAGTCCGCTATCTTTAACGCCGTCGTGGACTCCATCGTTAGCAAGGCGATGAAAGGCAAGCTTGACGACCTCATCGGCCAGATCGTTAACACCTTCGACGGTGGCGTTACGGCTGGATCAGAAACTCTACTCAAGCAACTTCAAGACAAGCTGGTCACCGTCTCCGAGGGGGCAGCTCAGACGATTCAGAAAGTGGTCGAAGCCCTGGGCCTGTCAGGAACAGAGGTGCAGAAACTAGCGGATGAAGCGATGAACGCGGCTAAAAAAGCGCGGAATGATGCGAGCTACGGCGCACAGCAGAGCTACCACCAAAGCCTTCTGAGCAGCCTTCAGCGAATGACAAATGCAGGAGACACGTCGAGCGAGGTCTATCAGCGCACTCTCGCTGCGGCAAATCAGGCCGCAAGTGATCTCCGCGGCATGGCAACCGGCGGCCTGGTCACAGGTCCAATCGTAGCGCGCATGGGCGAAGGCGGGCGCAACGAGGCTGTACTTCCCCTGAATGACTCCGTGTTCGCTCAAATCGGCGCCGGCATCGCCTCGGCCCAGGGCGGCTCTGGTATGCAGGTCGTCATCAACTACACGGGTTCGGGCAAGTGGACGCGCGAGGACGCCCAGGGCCTCGGGCGCCTGCTGGTCTCCGAGCTGCGCGCCATGGGCGTGAGGGCGTAGGCCGTGGCGCTCTCGCTGACCATCGGAGGCGTCGCCCGCACCTCGCTCTGGCAGGCTGGCAGCCTGGCTATCAATTCGCGGCTCAACACGCGCAACCGTGCGTCGTTCCGGCTGGTCGATACCTCGGGGGCGTACCGGCCGACCGTCGGCTCAGAGGTCATCATCGCTGACGGCGCCACGCGCTACTTCGGCGGCTTCGTGGACAGCTTCGCCGAGACGCTGACCATCAGCGGCAACACGACCTCGCTGACCTATGAGGTTGAATGTGTCAGCTACGACGCCATCTGCGACCGGCGCCTCGTGGCGGCCAGCTACGAGAGCCCGACGCAGACACTCTCCACGATCGTCGCGGACGTTGTCACCAACACGCTCGCTGGGGACGGGCTGACGACGACAAACGTGGACACCGGACCTATCATCAGCGCCATCAAGTGGAACTACGTGGCGGCGGCGCGCGTGTTCGATGACCTGGCTAGCATCACCGGATACGCCTGGTGGGTGGACGAGTCGAAAAACCTCTACTTTAAGCCCCGCTCCGGCGTTATGGCCGCCTTCTCGGTGGACTCCACCAACACGCGCAACGTGAGCGTTCAGAGAACGGCGGAGACCTACCGCAACAAGCAGCTCATCAGGGCGGGCGTGGACCTGACGGCCTCGCGCACCGAGGGGCTGGTCGGAGACGGCACCAGAAAGGCTTTCACGCTGGCTTACCAGGTCGGCGCGGCGCCTGCGGCCATCACGGTTGGCGGCGTTGCCAAGACGATCGGGGTGCGCGGCAAGGACACCGGCAAGGACTGGTATTACCAGCTTGGGGACCCAGTCATCACCCAGGACGACGGCGCCGGGGCCGTGGCGGCAGCGACGGCCATCAGCATCACCTACCAAGGGCAGTTCCCCATTCTGGTGTCCGCGCAGATAGACACTCAGGTCACCTCGATGGCGTCGACCTCGAACACCGCCGGCTACTGGGAGGCGCTTGAGGAGAGGCCAGCCATCAACAGCGACACCTCGGCCGCTGACGTGGCTAATGGCCTGCTGAGGCGTTACGGGACCATCCCGCGCCGTCTGACCTTCACAACCGACACGGCTGGCCTGCGTCCCGGCGCGCTTCTCACGGCGACTTACACGCCACACGCCATTACCGGGACGTGGCTGATTGATTCTGTCTCAGCCGTCGACCGCAACGGCTCGACCCTCGTCTGGACCATCGAGGCCCTGGACGGCGAAAGCGTTGGCGGCTGGGAACTGTTCTTCTCGGCGCTGTCCGCGACGGGTGCCTCGCCCGAGTTCCGAGAGAACGAGGTCATCGTTTACCTTCGCAGCTTCCCGGAGACGGTGAGCCTGACGGACGCGCTAACCGTTACATCGGCGGCCCCTGAGAGCCGCGTCGGCTATGCCATGGTGGGCGCAAGCGAGGCTGGGTGATGAGGCAGACGTTAGACGTGGATTGCAACGTGACCGTTCAGGTCCGGGACGCCGTGACCGGCGAGCTGCTGCACCAGCAGGAACACCACAACCTGGTTGTCGATGCCGGACTCAACCTGCTGCGTGACTTCCTCGACGGCGACGCCGTGACCGGTATCACCCACTTCGGCTACGGGACCGGGACGACGGCCCCCACGGCCGCCGAAACTGCACTGGTAGCACAGACGGCCCGAGACGTTTTGACCGGCAAGGTCGGGACCGTGTCAAAAACGTGGACAGCCACATATTACATGAGCAGTTCAACTGGAAACGGAAGCACCTACGGCGAGGCCGGACTGTTCACGGCTGCATCTGGTGGAACAATGTTTGCTAGAGTAAAGCTAAACCCTGCAATCGCAAAGACAGCATCAATTGCCGTTACCTTTAGTTGGTCAATTAACTTGGGAGCTAGCTAATGCCTGCGTCATATCCATATGTTCCAACTACCTGGGCAACAGGTGATAGCATAACTGCAACAAAACTGAATCAAATCGAAACGCAACTGCAAGGGCTCACTCCTAAGCTGTCGATTGAGTTCGTTTTGATCGGCGGTGGGGGCGGGGGCGCTGGAGTCTACGGCGTTGGGGGCTCGGGTGGCGGCGGCGCGGGCGGCTACATCGGCCGCGTAAGCGGTGAAAACACGGGCGGCGGAGTCGCGAGCGCGGGGGCGCACGCGCTGCCGTCTGGCACTACATTGGCGGTTGTGATCGGTGGCGGCGGGGCCGGGGGCGTCAGTGGAACATCGGCGGCAGTAAAAGGCACAGCTAGCTCGTTTGGCACGTTTATCGCGACGGGTGGCGGCGCGGGGTCGCAGGGTTCGTATGCCAGCGGCTCGGCCGGCGGGTCTGGTGGCGGCGCCTCGGACTATACCGGCGCAACCACTGGATATGATGGGGAATATGCCCAGGGTTACAAAGGCGGTGATTCGACGGCCGCTAACGGCAAGGGCGGCGGGGGCGGCGGGGCCGGCGGCATTGGCGGCAATGGCGCGACAACGGGCGGTAACGGCGGCGCCGCCATTACGTCT